AAAGACATGGCACACAGTATTTCTGTAGACGCGCTGGCGACCGGGCTGAACCAATACGTCGTTCGCTTCGGCCAGAATCTGCACAGCATCATGCGCCAAGGGCTCGAATTCGAGACCTTGCTGCCGTTCCGCCAGACGGATAGCACCTACACCGGCCAGGAAGGCTCGGTGAACCAGGTCATCCAGCCCTGGCAAAAAGACTTCTCTCCGACGAACGCCGAGACCTTCGATGGCATCTTCTCCGAACTCAAGCCGATTAAATCGGACCTTACCTTCAATGTAGGGGAGCTGGAGAAGTTCTTCTCGAAGTGGAACCCCGGCTGGTTTACGCCGGATCCCAACCAGACGCAGACGGGCTACGCTGCCCGGGTCATTACCGACCTGATTCTGCCGAAGGCGCTCGAAGAGATCAACCTCGCCAGCTGGGGAGGTGAGTACGTCGCCCCGATCACGCCCGGCACCGCTGGTGCGGTCCTCGAATCGGTCGACGGATTCAAGAAAGGCATCGCCGACCAGATCACGGCCGGCCGCCTCACGCCCATTACTACCGGCGCTTTCACCGCTACGGTGGCGCAGGTGCGGGCTTTCTGCGACGACATTCCGGAGCCTTACCGCTACAAAACGGGTAAGATTTTCATGTCGAAATCGCACGCTCAAGCATACGCCGACGACTACCAGACGCAGTTCCCATCGCGGCGCGTTGTCGAAGACACCCCCGATCGGATGTACGCCCGGGTCGATCACTACAACAAGACCATCGTCGGCGTGACCGCGATGGAAGGTAGTGACCGCGTGATCTGCGTGTTCGACAACATGGACTCGATGATCATCGGCACCCGCACGGGGTACCCGCTGTATCTCAACTACCGCTTCGAAGCGGAAGACCGGAACCTGAAGGCCTTCGCCGAAATCTACCGGTTTTACAGCTTCGAGACGTGCCTGCACATGTTCGTCAACGAGCAAGTATAACCTCACTCTTAACCTGATAATCAATAGCAATGGCTAACGACAAGAAAATCGAAGAACTTCAGGCGGAGAACGAGGCGCTGAAGGCAGAAATCGAAGCACTCAAGGCAACCCAGACCGATGGGTTGCCGCGGGTGACCGAGACCGTGAAGGTGAAAGTCGAAGATCCCGAGACCGGGAAAGAAAAGACGCTCACCCTGGGTATCAAGCCCGGTATTCCGAATATCCGATACCGAAATCGGCGCATTGTGCCGACGGCCGCGCTGATGAAGCTCGCCGCTGGCAAAAAGCTCTCCGACGAGCAGGCCGCTGCGGTCGACGGGTTGACGAAGGAAGATGCTCTCGAATACCTCACCGAAATGGCGACGATCGGGGCCGGATGGCTCGAACAGCGCTAATTCTCGAACCTGAAAAACAGACCTGAGACATGGCACTGAAAGCACTAACTAAGGCCTGCGGCGGGACGAAGATCCCGGGAACGAAAGAGGTCTTCTATACCATCCCGATCACCGAATTGGAAGCCAACGGCCTACCGGCAACGGAAGCCGATGGAGCCGGTACGGATCTGGGCGACAAGAAGAAGTTCGCGGAAGCGTTCGACTTTACGGGCGCCAATAGTGGCGAAGGCTACTTCCGCAAGCACACCGCCGTGCTGGTGAATACGGGCCAAGTGACCAATACGGTCGAAGGACAGATCGGCGGGCAGATGTTCGGCCAGCGCTACACCTTCTTCGCGGACGCCAACGACGCGGCCATGATGGAGTGGCTCGACGACCTGATCAGCCAGAGCGGCTGTTTCCTGGCGCTCGTCCCGAAAAAGGACGGCGACCTGATGCTGCTCGGCGACCTGGAGTCCGGCTGCTACGTGGAAGCGATCGAAGGCGGCACCGGTGGCGATCGCGTTGGCTACAATGTCACGCTTTACGCTTCTCCGGGCAAAACGACCTTCATCTACCCGGGTACGCTGGCGATCAATACGACCCCGGCTGTCTAATCGAAAAATAGACCGACATGGCAAGAGTAAAATTACCCGAGGACGTGGCGGCCCGTTACGATCTCGTGAACTGGAAAGGGCCCGGCAAGCAAGATTTCGGCCGGTACGGAACGATCGACATCGAGCGCATGACGCCCGCCCGGGCGTCGAAGCTCGTAGCTCGGAAGTTTCCGCACCTACGCGAAAAACCGCAACCCAAGCCCCCGAAAGAAGACAAGGGCAAGAAGTAGATTACAATTTGTGTATTCCCAATAGGCCTCGCCCGCAAGGAGCGGGGCTTTTTTGTTTCGACTATGGATCAAATACATGCGTGGCTACAACAAAATGGTGCATTCTTGACCGGGGTGGCGCTGCTACGTCGTTTCGGCAACGTACCCAGGGATATCGAAGAAGCGACCCGTAGGCCCTTCGTGTCTCCGAAGGCGAAGGAGCGATTGAAGTATTTGCTCGGCGTGATCCTGAAGGACTTCGACGAGATGGCCGAAACGGTGCCGGTGCCGACTGCCCCCGCCAAGCAGCGACCAAGCGAGGAGCCGGCCGCCATCCAGGAACTACGCGCCAGAGGTAAAGCCCTCCTGAAAGAGCAGGCCTATCTGAACGCGCGCTTAGGGGTGCTGGAAGACGCGAACGATCGCTACGAGCTGGCGCGCCGGATAGTCGAGGAAGTGACGCCCGAGATCGATGCGACCTATAATGCCATCCGCGCCTTCGAGGAAGACGGCACGCTACCGCAAACACCAGAAGAACGCGACGTCGTATCGGAAACGATTGCGAAGATGAAGCGCGTCGACAGCCTAAAAACGCGGCTGCGGCAACTGAAGAAGACATTGGCGAAGACACCGGACGGCCCGGGAAAAATAGCGGTCGAAGGCGATATCACTGAACGAGAAGAGGAACTGGAACGGCTACAATCTGAACTAGGACTATGAGCAAGAAGAAGAAAAAGTACACGCGAAATAAGGGTACGGCGATGCAGCGCATTCGCGAATACTACCTGGACAAGCGCGGCCGCGTAAAACTGACTGAGAAGCAGGAACACATCCGCGAGCGATAACCAAGCTTGGCGGGATATCCGCAATGCGGTGGGCTTGTTCGGCGACGTCCAGAAAGCACAGAAGGAGGGTATTCGCTGGATCGTTTACGAGTACGCCGTGAAGGTCTACCAGAAAGCCGCCGCTGCCGGCGACATGGCCGCAATGAACAAGGCAGTCAGCCAGATGGTGAAGGTGATGGGCCTCGATCGCGACGACCCCGAGGTACCAGACATGGAAAAGATGAAGCCTTCGCTCGTAGTGCTGGGCCTGCCGGAAGAGCAGATCAGCCAGATGCAGCTCCTCCTGGATGGCGGCACGGTCAATTTTTCGAAAGCACAGCCTGAACCCCAAACCATAGATGCGGATGTCGAAGTCGTTGAGTGATAGCGAACTGATCCGGCAGGCGATCGAGCGCAAGCAGGAAAGCGGCGACTACGAATCGCTTATCCGTCAGGTCGAGAACCGGCAGCGGATGGTGCAGCTGAATCTACCCCAGATGGCCGCCTACATGAGCGTCGCGAAAGTGCTAATGCTGGTCTGGGGCCGGGGTACCGGAAAGACGACGATACTCGGCGCCAAGCTGAAGCAGCGCGTGGAGTCGATGCCGCGCAGCACGGGGCTATTCATCGGCCCGAGCTATAAGCTAATTCTGACGCGGATCCTGCCCTCACTCATCCATGGCCTGGAGATGTTCGGTCTCTACGAAAATCTGCACTACTTCATCGGCCGGCAACCGCCGCGGGCGTGGCGATCTTCTTGGGGCCAGGCTTATGAGCGGCCGCGCGATGTCACGCGCTATATCACGTTCTGGAATGGTGCCGGCATTCACCTGGTGAGCCAGGACGTTCCGGGCGATGGCCGGGGCCTCAACTCAGACTGGATCGTTGCGGACGAGATGCTCCTCATGTCGCCCGATAAACTGGAGGAGAATACCGACCCCACGCTGCGGGGTACCAATACCCGGGAGTTTCTGAATGCCCCGGGATTCGGTAGCAAGACCTACATGACCAGTATGCCGCTATCGCAAGAGGGGATGTTCGTACTCGACTATGAGGAAAAGGCAATGCAGAACCCCAAGGGCACGAACTTCATCATGGCCGACTGCCGGTCGAACCTGCATAATCTACGCCCTGGCTACCTCAAGGAGGCTAAGGAGAACGCCCTAGCAGAATGGATATTCAATGCCGAGTATCTGAACGTGCGTCCTCGGTTGGTGCGCGATGGATTCTACCCGCTCCTCAACGCCGACGTGCATGGGTATGAGAGCTACAACTACGACTTCTACACCAAGGTAGGGGGGATCGGGATCTTACGCCGGGACTACCCCTAATGCTCGGCGTCGATTGGGGAGCAGCTATCAACTGCTTGAGTGTGAACCAGCACTTAGTACCAGCGAATGAGTTCCGCACCCTGAAGTCCATGTATGTACTCGGCGATCAGAAGCAAGTACAGGAAGACCTCTTCAACCAGTTTCATGATTACTATCAGTACCATGACTGCAAGGAGGTAGACCTATGGTGTGACCACAGCGGCAACCACCACACCGGCGTGACCAAGTACACCCGCGCACAGATGGCCCAGCGACAGCTCGAGGGCAAGGGCTGGACGGTACGACTACGTACTATAGGTGGCAGCAACCCCAGGCACGAGGCTAAGCACGTGCTATGGAACAACATCCTCGCCGAGAAAGATAGCCGCTACCCTCGCTACCGTATCAACCGATCGAACTGTCGCGAGCTATGGATCAGCATGACCTTCGCCCGCGCCCGGGCCGGCAGCCGCGGCGAGATCAAGAAGGACAAGAGCGTAGAGCGTAGCAATAAGATAGCCCGCCAACACGCCACCGACCTCAGCGACGCCAACGACACGCCGATCTTCGGCCTCTTCGCTAAGCTGCTGAAACAGAACAACTCCTCCACCTCTGGACTGATGGGCGTGCGCGGCAATCGCTAGCCCCTTCACGCATATTTCCGTCGAAATGTCGGCTTTCGCG